TAAAAAGCAAAGCTCAGGAACTGTATCCGAATCTGGACGTCACACTCAAAAACTGCGACGCCCTTTTGATCCTCCACTACGCGATGGGCGGTGGCCGGTGATACACAAAGCCAATCGTCCGCCTTCTCCAGAGGAGCTAAAGCAATTGCTCATCATGGCGTTCGGAATGGGAATGGTCGTCGCCAGCGCCTACTTCATTCTCTTCGTCCTCAAATGAGCGAGGAGCTTAAACCTTTGTCCGAAGAAACGGACGTGGAGACATTGCGAGCGGCCATCGCAGAATACCAATGGTTGGCCAATGTACTTTTCAAATCTCTCGGGTGCGGATGCAACGGAACTCAAGACCTTTGCTGGAACTGCACCCAAGCCGAGCGACACTACAAACACACAATCGAGACATACAAATGAACGACGGAAATAAATTATCAATCATGCGGGTAGCAGAATCAGATCAATCATGCGAAAAGATTCACTTCGCCTACATCGATCAGAAGTACAAGGAATGGATGATCCGACGCGGATTCGCCAGTGAACTTGGGCCAGAACTTGGAATGAGAAGATCGATGGGAAGACGCGGAAAATCTGTTAAAAAAGCCTGATTATGATGAAAAGTGAAATAACTAGAGAACAACTGTTGAAGGAAGCGCCAGCACTGATCGACCATGCGATTCTTCGAGGTTGGATTACTAAGCCAAAGCCCAAGGCGCAAATAATTGATGGCGCTTGGCAATCGCTTGGAGTCGGACATCTCGATAACGCCTCCGAAGATGAAATTCAAAAACTCAGGAAACAGTTCGGTGCAGGTTGAAATCATTTCAGATGACGTAGAGATACGAATCGGAGAAATGAAATGGGTGGGGGTTGCCTACACCCGCGACGGTAAATCAAAGGTGTACGTTCGAACGAAGGCTGAATTTAAAGCCAAGTTCATCCCGGTCATTGAACAAGCACCCTAAACTCTACATTGCAGCACAAGAGCAGCTCTTTGCGAAGTTCCAGTCTCGCTCCATTCCAATTCAACATTGGAGCAAGTACCTGATGACTCCCAAAGAGCTGTCTCTCCTTTTCCTAAAACTCGAAGAATCAAAATCAGTTCTCCAGCAAATCGCCATCACTGACCTCGGCGAAAGTGGAGAACTGGCGCGCAAACAACTTGGAATCCAATGAATCAATCAAAGATCGACCGTGCAAGAGCATGGCTCAGAAACACGCCGGGAGCCGTCGCTGGTCAAGGCGGTCATAACGCAACCTTCGCCGTCGCAACCGCGCTCATACACGGCTTTGAACTGTCGCATGGAGACGCCGAGACGCTCCTGCATGAGTACAACGCGAAATGTGTCCCGCCGTGGAAGCCTAATGAATTGGCCCACAAAGTGAATCAGGCGATGAATGTAGCGCACGACAAGCCAAGGGGATGGCTTCTATCCGCGCAAAGCGGAACGCCCGTATCAACGACTGGCAAGTTCGTCGTTCAAAAGATCCAGTCTGTACCTGAGCCACCAGCACCATTCACGACGAGCGACTTCCTCAAAGCCTGTTTCGAGCCGGATGAAATTGTCTGCATCTGCAACGACATCATCTGCGACGAGGATGGTAGAGGTAGGCCAAACTCTAAGGGTACGTTCCTCAAGCGCGACGAATGGATTAAGAACCACTTCACGCCGCCCATCAGCGCCATGTGGACGAATGATGATAGCCGTGGCGCGTATGTCCGCATCAACCCGTGCATCGAGGAGAACGGATCAGATTCCGGCGTTGCAGCGTTCCGCCATGTCCTCGTTGAGATGGACGAGAAGACGAAGGATGAGCAATGGACGATCCTCAAGGAGTCGAAACTACCGCTCTCTGTCGTCATAGATTCCGGCGGCAAGAGCCTGCACGGCTGGGTCAGAGTCGATGCGTCGAACAAAGAGGAATGGAACGAACGTCGTGATGTCGTCTATCGCCAGCTAGAGGCTCTCGGCATCGATCCGAAGAATAAGAACGCAAGCAGGTTCAGTCGGTTAGCCGGTGTGATGCGCGATGGCAACGAGCAGAAGCTGTTGGCCATCAATGTGGGTTCGGTGAACTGGGACGCCTACACGGACCATCTGGAGTCGCAGGACATGCCTCAGGAGTTCACGCTCCAGAGCATTGTCGATTACGATCCGCAGAATGATCCTGACAACCTCATCGGTGACAGATGGCTACGACGCGGTTCATCGCTTCTCTTTGTCGGGCAAAGTGGATGCGGCAAAAGCTCAATGGCATTCTATCAGGGATTGAAGTGGGCCATAGGTAGTGACTGGTTCGGTGTACAGCCTGTAAGACCATTGAGAGTGGCCTACGTCCAAGCGGAGAACGACATCGCCGATCAGCATGACGCTCTCAAAGGAGCCTCGCAGATGGTGTTCGGTAGCGACTGGGTGAACGGACTCAAACGAGCCAACATGCTGTTCTTCCGTGAGGCGGTTCGTACTGGGGCAGACTTCACGCAAATGCTGCGTCGCCTTATTCGCAAGACGAAGGTGGATATCGTCTACATCGATCCGCTGCTCTCGTACATCGGCGGCAATCCATCGGATATCGAGGTCTGCGCCAACTTCACGCGTCACTTGCTCCAGCCGATTATGATCGAGACGGGAGTCGTCATCGTGCTGGTACATCACTTCCCGAAACCAAAGGGCAAGGACGACAAACCTGAGAGCGTGGCAGATATGGCCTACTCAGGATTCGGATCGTCGGACCTGACGAACTGGGCCAGAGAGGTAATTGTGATGAAGGAGATAGGATTCAATCAACCAAGACGCTTCATGCTCGGAATGGCGAAGCGGGGAGATAGGTCAGGCTTGCAGGATAAGGAAAATAAGAAAGCAGGCTCGATCATCATCCAGCGCGGCGTCGGTACGATATCATGGGATTACGCACCGCCCGAACAGTTCGTTGTCGATAAGTCCACAGCGAAGAAGCCGTGGACAGGCGGACGACCTAAGCGTTAGCCCTCTTTCATTGCGCGGCGACGACCTTTCGCAGCGAGTGATTGGAACTTCGCCTTGCCGAGCTTCTTACGACCAATGTAGGCCGCAAGAGCCGCAGGATCTTTGACGCCCTTCTTCTCAAGAGAGCCGATAAGCTTCTCGTAACGTCCGCCACCACCAAGTTTCATCTTGTCCATAATATGTAGAATGAGTTGTTACTGACGAAATCACCAAGCTTTGCACGACCAATGCCGAGGAGTTGTCTTGTCGGTTGCCGTATCGCAGTTATGCCGCGCACGGAAATTCTTACGACGCTCAGGATTCGACTTCTTGATCGTCATATCAGGATCGCCGAAGCGAACGATGACGACCTTGTCCGCCGGATTCTTAACGTACACCGCGCTCTTCTTCCGCTCACCCGGCGTGTAGAAGGGCTTGTTCAGCGTCACCTTCTTGCCCTGATAGGTGTTACCCTTTTTGGAGAGGGAGGTTTTCATTAGAATCGACGAACTGAAGCGGAAGGAATTTGAGGACGTTCAGCCTCTTTACGTTCATCGTTACGCATGTTCAATCGGTCAGCCTCAAGAGTGAGAATCTTAGGCCAGCGGCGATTGAATGTGTCCATCTGATCCTTTGCAACCTGATCAATTGGCTTTGTAACAGTCGAAAGGTAGTCAGGATTTCTCAGAACCCTTCCAACAGCAGCAGCTCCACTGATTGCTGCAAGATTAGACAAAGCCATTCGTCCGTACATATTGGCACCAAGAGTTGAAGCAACCGCAGATGTCAGCGCAGGTATGAGTTTGCTCTTAACAAGACTGTCCTTCTCAATGACAACGGAAAGCTGATCAGCAATCTTGTTCATTTGATCAACTCCAGATTTTCCAAATGCCTCGACAATCATTGGATTGTACTCGCCAGAAATCAAACTTCTCATCTTGTTGATATCAACCTGCTTTTTTCCCGGTGATAGGGAGTCTTTTAGCAGATTTCCAGCAATCAAATTTTGAACATCACCAACAAGGTCCGGCCTTTCTAACCTCATTACCCCCATGAATTTCTCAACAACATGTCGCTGTTTTGTGCCGTAATCGGTTGTTAGAAATTTAACGACATCTTCCGGTTGAACTTGATCAGACGAAAGCCTTCCTGTTTTTACCGCGTCTCCAACAATTTTTTGAAAGTCAGTCGATTCTTTGGACGCTTGTTGAACGTAAAGCTGAAGATCCTTGGCCAACCTACCCGAGTCAGGATTAGACAAGATTAACTTGATCTGGTCGTTATCCAGATTGATCGGAAGCTTTCTGTCTACAGCACTCTGAAGATCAGCCAAAGCAGCGGTCATCTGCTTTGTCTTTGCGTCCATCTGTTTAAATTCTTCACCAAGATCAGGACGAGGTTGATCAAGCCGATCAATCTCTTCATTGACGGATTTAAGTTTTTTTTCGTTTTCCTTCAACAGTCCGCGAGCGGACGTATCGTCATTTGAAATCCTTGTTTCAAGATCTTTTGACTTATTTGCGAGTTCATTTTTCTGAGTCGTTAGCGAAGATTTTTTATCAACCAAATCTTTGTAACGTATTGCAACGTCTTGAATTTCAGAAAGTTGAGGGAAAAACTCATTTGAAACTTCTTTTGTAAGTCCGGTTCCCTTTCCTTGTTTTGCTTGAGTCAAAAGATTCAAAAACTGAACTGGAGTTTGACTTTCTGTTCTCAACTTGTTGTAAACAAAGTCGTAGAGCATTGGTTTAAAAGAAGTATCCCAATCTGACCCAGCTAACTTCTTCATCACATCCAACGCTTCACCACCACGCGAACTAAGCAAGCTCATTACGGCTTCAGGCTTTCCTCCGCCTTCACCAGTCTCGCGTAAAAGACTTCCGATAAGAGTTCCTTTAAATCTTGTTATGCCTTCACGATACGATGCGTTTTGAGCCTTTAGAGCAGCTTTTAAATCTGGATTAGTATTAAGACCTTCCTCAATTCTTTTTTCAACACGTTCAAGTTCTTCAAACTTGTCGTAAGTTGCCATTTGGACAGGTTTATTGAAATCTATTTGATCAAGAATTTCGGTCCTCTTTTCCTTTAAATCTTTTAATGTAAAAAGATCAACTACTGGATTTCCATCTTTACCAAGAATAGCGTTTCCATTCCTGTCCAACCTTTCAACAGGAACTGAAATAGCTTCAAGCTTAGGATCTAAAGCTCTATATCCTTTATTTTGCTCTACTTTAAAAGATGTTTTAATCCTGTTTGCTTCTTCGCCAAATTTCTTCCCAGTTTCAAACTGACTAACAGGTTTTCCGTAATCAAACTTAGGGTCAAACCCGCTTTCGATTTCTTGAATTTGTCGTTGTTTGTCGGCTATCTCGTTGTCGATCTGAGTTCTTGCGATGTCGTCAGACGCTTTAAAGTCTTTCTTTTGAGTTTCAAGATTCCTGATTTCGTCAAACAATCCTTTTGATTCTAACTGAAGCTCTCCTTCAGCTCTTCTTGCAGCACCGAGTAGCTCGGCATTTTTGTCTGCAAACGCAAAGTCTACTTTCTTCTTTGCTTCTCCGATCATCTGATCAGCATTCAGCACAATTCCACTGATCAGATTTAGATCGATGTCTTTACGTTCTGTAACCCTCTTAAGTTCTGATACTATTTGATTGGTAAGATCATCTCCGCTCAATCCGGCAGCAGATCCTTTCCTGATTGAATCCTGAAGAAACGTCTGAATGTTTTCTCCCCAAGCGCGCACGTCTTCGGGTCGAGTTCCAGAAAGCTGTGGTGAGTAAAGAGTGTCGGCCAACTGAGCGGCCATTGCTGGATCAATTCCACCTCCAGCACCAAGTTCTTTTCGAATCGCATCAGCGCGTTCGGTTAAGAACTGCTGTGTGTAAGGACGTTGAAACTCACCGACAAAACGGGGCATGCTTGCACCGCTTCTTGAAAGAGCGCCAATGGTTCTTCCGCCTAATGAAAGCGTTGGCATAAGAAAACCGCCGAGTGCTGCTTGTTGAAGCGTTTCAGCGGTTTTTCCAGACTCATCACCAAGCGTTGAAGCAAGTCCTTGAGCTGCTCCAGTCAAAGCGCCAGAGTAGCCTTCTTTCAAAATCTGCTTCAGCTTTGAAGATTGTTGGACAACCCCAGTTTCAGCAGTTGTCAAAAATTGCAAAGGATTTCGAAATCCACCAGTTCCACGTTTTGAAAGAAATCCAAGGGATGGAATGCCTTGGGCCGCTGCTTCTTGAATGTTGTACGATTCTGGAGAAATCGTTTGGCTTACGAGTTCACTTCCAATTCCAGCAAGCATTTCTCCGCCAACCGTTTGCATTCCCGGTACTTGAGAGAGAGCAATTCCGGTCGCTAATCCAGCGCCCATTCCTCCAATCCTTCGAGCTTGGTTGAATCGATACTCATTAAGAAGTTTTTGCTCTTGAGGGGTAAATTCAATTGCAGCTTCAGGATTGCCACCGCTTGCTTCAAACGCCTGAAACTTCTTAGCGCTCTCACGACCAAGCCTAAGGTCGGCTTGCTCAACAAGAAGACTCTTCGGCCTAAAAGTGTCACGTCCAACAAGCGGAGCTTGGGCAGCAGCTTGATTGACAGCTTCCATAGAACCCATTGGGGCTTCGTCTGGAACAAATGAAATCTCTGGAGTCGCATTTACTCCCTGCTGCTCGTCTGGAACAAACGTGATTTCAGGTTGAGCAGAAACCTGACCCATCGGCTGTTCCGACAATCCCACATCAACTGGTTGAATAGGTTGGCCAACCTGCATTTGGTCGGGCTGTCCTTCGTTCTGCAAAACGTATTCGTCCATAAAATTTATTGTATGGTTCCGGGGACTCCGTTGATGAGAACTTTTGTGCCGGGTACAACACCAGCAGCTTTTGCCTCTTGGAGTGTCTTAAATGGAATTCTTGATACGCTCGGAGCGTTTGTCGGAGACATGCTCGGCGAGTTTGTTTGCGACATTGCAGGAGCGTTTGTCGAGCGCATTGTCTGAGGCGCAGGAGCCGTAATCATTGTGCCTCTGGAAGGCGTTTGAGACGTTCCAGCGGGAATGGGTTTTCCATATTTTTGATAAATTTCATTAACCCTTCCCATGTTGCTTTGAACTCGACCATCAAGTTCGCCTTTTTTAATTTTAATTTTTTCAACGAAACTGTCTACATCTGCCCCAAACAGTTTCCCACCTTCGATTGCTCGTTTAATTCCAAAAAGATCCAACTCGCTTAACAAGCGTTTTGACTCCTCAAGTCCAACAGCATCTTTTCCTTCTGCGCTATTTAAAACTTTAGCAATAGATCTTGCAGAATTTAAAGCAACATATTCGCTAACAGTAGGATCTTCAAGTATTCCAATCTCATATCCAATTGCGTCAGAGATACTTTGTTTGTTTGCAATGTCATCTGCAAACTTTTTAACAAGCCTATCGTCAACTGCATTCAGTTTTACATCTCCAACCTTTGCTGGTTGAAGAACTTTTTGCCTGTAAATATCATTTCTGTCTCGTATTTGATCCAGCCTAACCCTCTCATTTGCTAGTTTTTCAAGCTGAACACCTTTGGTGAAATCAAATTTTTCACGATTAAGAGAAGAAGACTCTTCTGCGAGAGCCTTTTTATAATTTAATGTTGCCTCTGCAATTGCATTTTTATCTCCACCTTCTTTTACGAGTCTATTAAGATTGCTTTTTGCAAGCTCAAGTTTTCCGGTGATTGAGCTAGTCTGAGCTTGTTTTTGCTCAACTGTAGCATCAAATATTCTTTGTCTTCCTGCGTTAAAAACTGTCCAGTTTATTGTTGGCTCTTCTGTTTGTGGATTAATGTCTACTGCGCCGGGAATTTGCATTGCTTCTTTTAAGACAGCAGTTTTGTTAGATATTGATCCGGTTCTTGCTTTTTCTTGCGTTTTTAACAACTCAGCCCTAACAGAATACTTCTCAAGATTGTTGAGCATCTTATCCGCCTCAGCCCTGTACGTTTTAGACTTAAACGGCGGAACAACTGGAAACACTGCGTCCGGCTTAGGGTTGTTCAGGTAATCCGAAACTTGTTTACCAAGAGTAGAGAACGTATTAAACTCATCAACTTGCGCTTTCCGTTCTCCAATTGCTTCAGCAAGTGAATCTTCGCGAATCTTGTTCTGAAGCTGCATGCCTTGCTGGTTGAGCAGCGACTCCGCCGTCTGCACCTGCAATTGCTCCATCATCCGCTTCTGCGTCTGTGCGCGGTCGTAGAGGCTTGCGCCTAGCTGAATGGCCTGAAGCTGATTTTCAAGACCAACATTTCGATTAGGTTGTAGATCCATGATGATTCTGTTTAATAACCACTATATCCACCGTATGGATTTTGGCCGTATGGATTGTAACCCGAACTACGTCCTTGAGGATAGTAGCCACCACCACCACCTCCAACTCCATACCCGCCACCGCCCATGTTTATGGTAAATCCACCGCCACCACCACCGCCGTAACCGCCGCCGCCGCCGCCGCCGCCACCGCCACCCATCATGCCGCCCATTCCACTACCAAACGCCATTCCGCCAATATTCGACAACGAACCGCCGATAGCGGCCATCATAGGATCAGGCTGAGCAGCAACCTGAGCAGCAGCCATGTCTCGATTGTACTGGGACTGATTCTCTTGCAGCGAAAGGTTGATGCGTTGAGTCGGCGTAATGAACATGCTGCTCACGGAGAACGGTTGCGCCATTCCAAACGTCCGCTGTTGCTGGATAAAGTTCTGTGCTTGAGCAAGACCCTGATTCTGCCTTGCCTCTGATGCTCTAGCATAGTTTTGAACAGCTCCAAAAAGCCCCGCTCCAGAACCACCACCGTATCCGCGAGATAAAGCTTGAGCAGCCGAGTACCGTTGAATATTGCGATTCGCTTCAGGAGAGAGTTCGCCCTTTAAAGCCGATCCAATATTGCTGCTCGCTTGAGAAATTAATTGGTCGTAACCGGGAATTGCACGACGAAGCTGAGACTCAAGAAGAGTCTGCTCAGCAGCGGTCGTCTTTGTGGCCAATTCAGTGCCACTTTGAAGCGATGCGATATTTTGCTTTATCGCCGCCTCCTGCTCCTTCTCGGTGTTTACCCTCTGAAATTGCGGTACTTTGACCTTTTTACCGGCAGACATTGCCGCTCCACCGATCATCAATGCTGCACCAGCGCCTGCTGCTATGAGTCCCATAAATTAAAAAACCTCCTTCGCAAAACGATTTCCATTCTCTATCGAGAAGACCTTTTCGGGTTCGTGACGTTGGATGTTCATGGTAATCAGACGTGCAGCTTTCTCCTCGGGAAAAGCTCGCTCGTTATGGAAGCAATGAACCCATATCCGACGTAAAGTATCCACCTTAAAAAGTTCCCCCTCTCCGATTGTCATCACGCTGTTTGACGCCGCCCATTTGTCAGCATATTCGCGAAGCATCTGAATTGATGGCAGATGAACCTCGTAACCGAATCGCTCGGTGCATTCTTTGGCCGACGACTCCGCGTCCTTCTTGACGTACACCTTGACCGAGTCATGCACGATAGCCTTCGGAAGATATCCGTAGGTCGAGCAGTCGGCGACGTACTTGTAACGGTTCCGATAGTTTTCAATCGACTTTTGCCAGTTTGGGTCAGTCGCACCCTGCTCATGTAGGCCAATGCAATCAGTCTCCAGCGAGAAAAGGACCGACATGAATGCCGATCCGAATCGTGGCAACCCGCAAATTTGGAATAGTTTACCGTTCATTTTTCATGCACAAAGAAGTCCAAGCCGCTGTTCGAGCTAACACGAAGATGGCCGACTCTGAACCGTGAATCATTCCCAGTTCGTTGCAAATTACTGCACTGTAAAGAGCCGCATTCGGATGAACGTCTTTTCCGACTTCTTTCATCCAGCCATGAAGCTGATTGATGCGGTCGTTCGCCTTCTTGAAGTCTGCCTCAATAATTTCGCGCACTCGACTCCACGCTGGATCGATGCTGTCATTAAAGAATGAGTTCCCGAAACCGGGAATCTTCATGCCAGACAATATGGCCGACTTCAAAGATCGTTCGTCGAATTTCTCGTAAACGAATCGAGCAGGACCAATTGGACCGTGAGCATCACCAAGCGTAAGGATAGCGGAAGCGATTGCGTTGGTTAGCTGCGCGCTACCAAAGAAAGCGTTCACAGCAGCGCCAGAACTTGAATTCTGATTGTTCCTAGCCGCTATGTCGTGCGCGTCAAATACAGCCTGAAGCAGCTCCAATTTCTTTGGAGTCACTTCTTCCAGCGCAAAGTCGATGTTGAGTTTTAGAACCATTGCGAGAATCCACCGCCGTTTAGTCCGACGCCGACCATACGGATCGTTGCAACTGCGTCACCTAGGTACTGCATGGTCTGCTCTTGCACAGCCTGAACAGCCTTTGCTTCGTAGGCCACTGCTTCCTGAATCAAATCGTTCTCTTCCTTACGAATCGCCATGACCATCAGCTTGATGGCGTCCGGCGAAGGCGGAATGAGGTAGTCATTGGCGCTTGTAGCGTTGATATGACGCATCTTCGCCATGACCGTGACGGGCTTGTCCTCGTCGTTGTTGCAACGATCCGTCAGGTAACTGCGGCGGTATTGCGGCAAAGTTTCATCAGGGTCGTAAACTGCCAGATCGAGTTCCAGCAAGGTCGTCGCATTGTACTCGTACAAACGACTAGCAGTGTTCGTCGCATCGCGAATGACGCCGCTCAACGAGATGAACTTCTTAGTGGACTGAACGTACGGCAAAGCAAGCGTCAGCTTCTCTCCGTCAATCCACACGCCACCGGACTGAGTGCGAATCCAGTTTCCGTTCTGATCGACTCCTTGGAGCGTGATGGTCTTGCCAACGTCAGAAGCGTCACCGGGATAAACTCGCAGGTAGCTATTTGTACCGCCGGACATGTCTCGGTAAGAGACGACGGTGCCACGATCTACAAGCTGCTTGCCGACGCATGCGCCGTTTTCTCCTCCAAGAAGTCCGTATCCAGATTCTTGAAATTCGAACCATTGATTGCGAACCGTTCCGACTCCGCAGCAATCGGCCACAGACTCGATGGTTTCAATCTGACGCGGCCAAGTGATGCAACCGCCTACAGTGTGGATCGTGAAACGTCCGTACGCGCCTGCCCATAGACCCTTGTGTAGAAGCCTTCGACACGCCTGATTGATGTAATCATAAACGCGCTGATCATCGACACATGTGCCGATAACCCGAGCGATGGTCGAGCGAATGTCCTGAACGATGAGCTTCATTTGGTGTAGTAGACTCGGATGGTTCGCTTGATGAAGTAAACGCCGTAGAACGGAGGAAGGTTGTTGTGGCCGACAGCGTTCTGGGTATCGTTGCCGGTCTTGTCGGCAGTGGTAGTTCCGATATCACCAGTCGTAATGTTCGGTCCACTTCCTCCACCACCGCTTCCAGCAGCACCTTGAAGGATCTGCGTGGGGTACGAACCAAGTCCGCTCCACGACTTGTTGACGAGGTAATAATCGTCGTTTGCCGGAGCAATCAACTGAGCAACACCGTGAGTGTGTTCGTTGAACGGAGTCTCTGGAACCGTCAGCGTGTGCTTGTCCTCGCCAGCGATTGAAGTGGACGTCGCCTTACCCATAACAGCAACCGCACCACTCGCAACAAACGCTCCAACACCGACCGGAAACCGAGCCTCAAACTCAGTGTCAACTTCCCACATTGGACCAGTTGTACTTGTCGCCGTAGCCGTTCCGTCGCCGCCGTCGTACGAAAGAAGATCCGTGGTCGTTCCGACATAGATGCGACGCTCGTATGCTGCCGTAACTGGGTTTTTACGAAGCCAGAATCCTTGATCGTAAATCCACCACTGACCATTTTCATCAAGCCACGGGTAAATCCGGTTGTTAATCGCCGGATACGTCGGTCCAAAATTGAAGAACGAGTTTCCAATCGTGCTGTTGAACGTAGCCTGAGTGCCGCCGATGATATCGTTGGCCAACTTCTGGTAAGAGGCAGGGCAATAATTTGCCGGAAGGCTTGGAGCCGTTAGCGTGATGAGGGTTAGGTTTGGCATACTATTCCGATGTGTAGAGGAACGGGTTTACGTCGCAACCTTCAAGAGTTTTGCATCCTTCGAACACGAGGCACTCTCCGACCGCAGGTTCCTGAACGTCGTAAGCGTGAACTCGAATGCTCTTGATGCGACAATATCCAGTAATCGTGAGGCTCATCTGAACCTCGTACATGTTTCTTGTCGGTGTGCTGATGCTCGAATTGCACGG